TGTAGAAACGATAATTACCTTCGTGCTTTGTCCAGAAGAAATAGTAGGATAAACAGAGGCAAAGAAGTCATCAGCAATGTGATTCGGGATGAAAGCGAACTCGTCAAGAAAGATGACATTATAGGATCCGCCTCGGACAGCAGATGATGAAGTAGAGTTAGATGAAATTTTGGAGCCATTTTCCAGTTCTAAAGATCCTTTGTTCCACGATATAATACCTTGCTGCATCCATTTAGGTAGATTCTCATAAGCAAGTTGTAGTCTTCCGAGAAGGTCTCTTGCCGTGGATGCTTTGTTTGCTAGAATAGCTATATTAACATTGTCGTTAAATACAGCATAATGTAACAAATATGAAACACAAGTCGTAGATTTACCCGTCTGGCGAGGCATCTTACAGATATTAAATCTATTCTCGTGGAAGTTCTTTACAAGTTTCTCTTGAAATGGATACATCTCAAAAGGAACAAGACCGTGATCCAGAGAAACGATCTTAATATAGTTCTTTGCAAAATATACAGGATCTTCTTTACATTTTAAGAATTCAATAATCTGTTCTTCTGTAAATTCAATTTGTGTATTTGCTTTTTTTAAATTTGGGTTACCAAGATAGACTTCACTCATAAAAAATTACCTACTAATTTCTTCCCAGTCCATTGATGCGTGAATATCTGCACCATTAGCATCAGAAGCACATACAATAGAAAGTTCATAAGGTGTTCTAGTCAATCCATCTCTTTCTAACTGGAACTTAAATAGTGCCTCTTTAAGAATATCTACTGATGTTGAACCTTGATTAGAACCATATGTATATCCAGATGCTAGTATTCTTCCACCAGTATAAGTTCCCCCACCAATCTTATATTCAACAGCACTATCAACACCAGCATCAGTCCAAGTTGCACCACTAGATGTTCCAGATGCTCTTACTTGCCAGTTATAAGTTGCATTATTTGTAATGCCTAGAATAGAAAGTGCAGTCATAATTATAATTGCATCTAATCTATTTGGTGTTGCTTTAAGACGAATTGATACAACTGTATAATAAGTTCCTGCTGTTGTTAAATCAACTGGTGTTTGGACTGGTGTTCCTACTGCCTGCTGTATTCCACGAAGTTCATAACCACCTTCTGAAATTACACTAGAACAAACTTGTTTCAGTGTGCTTGAACTTGTTGTAATTCCAGTATTTGCAATCTCATATCTCAAAGGTAATGATGCCGTTGTAATATAAGTTGAAGTGATTAAGTTTGCGTGATGGAATGAATGGCAGTGAATAAACTTCCCATCAACTACAAAACCCAATCTAACTGTTCCAAGTCCCAACCATTCAATATCCATCCACAAAATTTGTGCTTTGGAAATATCTAATGTAACACCAGATGGATTGAGATGCCCTGCACCAAGCATCGTATCAATATTCCAGTTATGTTGCGAAATTTGTGTTGTTATTCCAGTAGATAAACTTCTTTCTACAAAATATAAAGTACTTCCATCAAGTTCTAGATACATTCCATTATCTGCACCAAAGTATCCTACTCTTTGACGAAGATTTGCTTTTGCTGGGTTCATTACAAAGGTATTCATTACTTGTAATGATTTTCCTGGTTGATATGAAAATACTTTTGTAGTTTCTCTGATGATTGATGCGGTGCTTCCAACACCAACAGTCATATTAATCAAACCTTGTGCAGTTACAAATCCAACTGTTGAACCAGCACCAATAACTAAACCACTCCAAAGATTATTATCTCTATATCTGTGAGAACTGTCAAAAAGTGTTAATGGACTTGAAGTTCTTTGTCTACCAAATGCATCAGTAGATGTTGATGGCAAAGTTACTGATACTGTCGATAAAGTTGAAATTCCAACAGTTCCTGTAACTGGAAATGGATTATCAACAGTAACTACTTCGCCATTCTTATTGGCGACCATATTAACTTCAAAAAGAGTTCTCTCTTGATTTAAAAAATCTTGAGTATTTTTATTAAATTGTGCCATTAATCACTCACTCCAAGACAATCTTTCTGGTTGATATCTTTGCGTATTTTTAATTCTTAAAGAACTTTGTGATTGTGATGGGTAAATGTTATGAACAATTGCTCCAGGATATTCACCCTGAAGTTGTTCTGTGAGAGCGTTTTTGTTCATCATCTTACCTTCAACTTCAATGCGATATAGTTTTCCTTCCCAAACTACATCAGCAAGAAAAGATTCGGTTGCTTGCTCTGGTTGAGATTCACCATTCATATAAAGATTTCCATTGAAATCTCCAGCGATATTGATGCTTTCTGATAAGAATTGTTGAAAAGATTTCATTTTAGTTACAGTTCCAACGACGGAGGGCTTTGTTGATTCTTGAATCTGGGTCTCTAGCAGTCTTAGCGGAAGTCAATTTTGCTTTCATTCCTGACATACGACTACAAAAGTTTTTACGACGCTTTGCTCTTTTACCCTTTGGTTTTTTCTCAGTTACAGCAGTCTGAAGTTTTGAACCTGGATTCTCACGACGATAAGCATTTACAGCTTTCTGACTAAGACCATCAGTTTTATCTTTGCGATTTACTGATTGCCAATCTTCAGAAAGTTCTTCTCTCCAGTTTGAAAATTGCTCTTTTTTTACGCAACGATTATAAGTTTTTCCAAATAGTTTTTGTGTTCCTTTTTTCTCATATCCTGGCCAACATTTTTTTGCTTCTTCAACATTATGCTCACCACTTTCAACATAATCTGCTGCGGTATCAATATAATCTGCCGCTTTAGTAATTTTTGATTGTACCCATGCCTCAATGCTTCCCTCACCCTTCATTTTTTTCTTTAAACGCTTCGCTGCAGAAATAATTGTTGAGAGTTCAGAGCGAGCCATTGAATACTCATGATCTTTTTCCTCATTTGCTGGGTGAGGACTATTCGCATGATAATGAGGATTTGACATTGCCACTGATGACAAATTAATTGGTAAAGAATATGTATCCCAATATTTTGGACCATACTTACATTCATCTCTTAGTTCATTCTTTTTACATCTAGGGCAATATCTTTCCATATTAACTTGCTCCGATTTGGTTCCCCAATTATCAGCACCTACTTTACGACACTTGACAAGTGCTCCTGAAGCATAAGCACTTGGCCAAACGCTGTATCTTGATTTTACTTTATTATAGCAAGCGTCTTTTTTGCCGCTGCCTTTTCCTGGTTTATCTTTTACTTCTTGGAGATTCATTTCTTCTGTTCTGACATTTGTTGGACTTACTCCACCAGTTTTCTCTGGTTGGTTTGGATCTAATCTATTCTTTCTTCTTCTTGCTGACTCTTCTTCATCTTTTGAGAGATCTTTTTTCATTTTTGAACTTCCACACTTTGGAGTGGAAGTCTGACCAGGTTGACGAGCACAAGGTTTTCCTGCCCATTTACCACCTAGTTGAACCCATCCAGATTTTCCATCGGAAGACTTTGACTTACCAAACCAATCACGAAGTCCCTCATCCCCAGATTTAGTTTCTTCATAAGCCATACCAACTCTAGTATGCTTCAATTCTCCTTTTTGTTTAGCAATAAGTTTTTTTGAAGCAACTTTTGCACCCTCCGGAGCACTCATTACATTTTCATCTGGAGTTTTTCTACTTGGATTGTCATAAACATCCACATCACCATCAGCATCTCTATCAACATATTGCTTAACCGCATGATGAACCAATTGCTTTAGATCAAGATTTGGATCAAGTTGATGTTGAGATTTTGGTAAATGCTTTGTTTTATGAGTAAACTTTGTAAAAGTTTGTGGTTCCTTTGCTTCAGAAAAGGGAGACTTTGATTTAGTCACTTCGCCTCTTTGTCTTTTTTTACGAGCAGCACAATGAGATTTTTGAGAAAATCCTTTTGGACTATCACAATCAATTGATCTTTTATATTTTTTAGACCAACTCATTGAACTACAAGATTATTCTTTATTATTTAGAAAACCTTGCTTGAGTAATTTTGATAGCTCCGATGTTGATCCAACAAATAAAGCATTGTTTGTGACATTGTTTGTTGTTTTTACTGTATCTTCTTCAACATCCTTTAATTTCTTTTGTAAATCTATAAGTTTATCAGTTACATCACCAACTGATTTGATTAATTGTCCAGCAACTTCATATGCTCTGGGAGAACCACCCTCTCCTGCCAGTTCCATAATGCCATTAATTGCTTCTTGTCCCTTTTCAATCAACGAATATAAGTTTGCACGAGTATATTCATAATCTTTTTTAATGTCATTACTCAGTTCCTTAACGGTATCTAAAGTAGGTTTGTAGTTACTATCTACTTCTACAATGCTACTTTCAACATTCAGTGCTTCATCAATTTTTTCAAACTTATTTGCCATGATTTTACCAATCTATTAGATATCTATACTTCTAGATGGGCTAAAGTCTCTAGAATCTGTAAATGAGAATAGATTTTCGTTGAATCCAAAGTCATCATCAATATCAACTAGAGCATCATCAGCGGCAGTTAGTTTGTCAATTGATGTACTTTCTAAATGAGTTGTAATGGAACTTCCATCATATCCTCTCTTCACCGCAATGGTTGTTCCGTCAATAACTTCTACAATCTTCATAATTTCACTATTAATAATGATTCTATCTCCTGCTGACATTCCTGTAGATGTAGTAATTGTTAATCTTGTTTCTGTCTTGGTTAGAGCTTCTTTTAAAACAGATACATCATCGTTATTATAATCTTTGAGTGCTTTTGGTGACGCAGTATACCTTAATTCACGCTTTGCAGTTTCTCTATTTGTATCAGCATAATAATCAACCTGAACCTTACGAATGAGTCCATCTG